GTGTATTGTCTGACTCTATGTCAGAAGATGTAGTTCACGCTATGTCCATTACAGACGTACAATTAGGATTGGAGTATTTTTCGCCAATCTTCATTAACTCTCTTTCGAGTGTCCTTGTTGTACTTATCAAAGGCGTTGTCGACTTTAGTAAATAATCTATTCCATATGGAAAATTCGGACTCATATGATCCCGAACTGATAATTTTATTCTTATCACGATTACCTGCTAAATGTTTATAGTCGTACTCTGCTTCTTGCAAATCATTGAAAATCAATGACAACTGGAAAGCAAAAGTATGCGGTTCTGTTGAGATACCTCCGAGTTTATGATTCGCGAGCAATGTTCTCACATTACTTTCATAATGACTCATCTGTTCGATGAGCCAATCAACCATGACCTCATCTGATTTATATGCAGGAATGAACTTTCCTGCTATCAGAGAGGCTTTTAGGCCAAAATACTTCGGTATTTCGAGTTCTGTAGTCTGGTATAATCCGAGGAGACGTGTTTTAAGCGTCTTACCTTGGGGATTATACCCTAAACCACCGACGGACTCTGGGAGTTCGATAGCCTTACGAGCTATTGATCTCACGCGTCCTGGTAGATTTTTCAATCCACCATATCCTACTACTTTTAAGTAGTTCATGAATCCATTCTCCGCATTCCCATTAGGGACTTTTGCAGGCTTTGTAATCTGGTCCTTAGTGATAAGGAACCCAGCGAACTCAGCATGTGTAGGAGAAGTAAGACATTTGTCTTCCGAAACAGGGCACTTAGCGTAAGCTAAGAAATCCCGATATTCTTTATGCAATAAAGAATCGGTAATAACGACATCGTCTCCGAGAATTCTAAATGATTCTGTTGGCTCAATATCCAGTTTATCGCACATTTCTGTGAGAACTAAATTATGAGTAAGCCCGAATAAAGCAAAACTTCCGTACATTCCTTGGGGTTGCCCCTTCGTATATGTGACGTAATCCTTGCCTTCAACCTCTGATAGAGGTTTGGAAAGTTTCCATTCGGATCCAGAAAGGTAGTCAAAAAGGTGTGCTTCATCGTCAAGATGAAGGCCTTTCAGAACTCCTATTTGAACAGCACGCGGAAAATTATCTGTAGCTCCACTAAGGTCAACCGAATAAACGGTTTTCCCTGCTTCTAATGCTCTTTGAGCAAAAGTTGCACCATCTTCTTGACTGTGAGTACAGTCTGTCTCCAGGTTAACTAACACCTGGTTGAGTAGTTGATGTAGTGGGTATAAAGCGATTTGGATAGATGCATGTGGCATAGCGATTACTCGCGCTTTGTAGCCTCTCTCCTGAATAACACTAATGTTACCAGGAGATGCTGCGACTCTGTCGTCCCATACGGGACTAAGAGACATACAAGAAGGGAGTTCTCCCTTTCTTTCCAAATATTGACCGACAAAGGGTACACTTAAACCAGAAATAAATGATTCAATGTATTTTTCTTCTTCGAAGACAGCATTGCCGTCATCAGTTTCCCTGGAAGTTTTCAGACCATGTCTTAGACCTTCAGGTAGAGCAACTGGTTTCCCAGTATTAAGAGAGGCAGGGTAAAACCGCCAATGGAGCTTCACAGCACCAATATGCTTTTCAGCAACTCTTATACCCAAGTTTGTCAGATAAACTTTCTTTTTCTCCGATAAGATATCGGGGGACTCAATTGAGCCAATGGACTTCTTATACTGTTTATCCGTTACATTTTTACTAATGTAACCAGTATATACCATTAAAGCAGAAAGCGCTTTATTAATTTTCCTATGGTCTGTAGTTGACAATGTTTCTTCAAACATTTTCTTAAATACACCCTTCGGTGTACGTTGCCTGTTAAGGGCAATCCAATTAGCTTCTGGTTTACTATTACCAGATAATCGTTGGATTAAGATTGTCTTGAAGTCTTTCAACCTCGCTACAGTCCATTCTTCGCCTGATGCACTCACCCATATTTCTATTTGTGAGAGAATCTGTGAAATATCTTGGGGTGTAAATCCAAGAAGTTTCAAATGCGTAAATAGTCGTGAACTAACCCCACTTCGGTAAGTTTTATTACCCATAGTCAATCCTTTATTAAACAATAAATGTTTTGAGAAGTAGATCAGTAAACGAACAGTTTACCCGTCAGTAGTGTACGATGAACAGGGAACCCATATCAGTAGGTTCTTATTAATCGCAAGTATGTTACTACACATACAATCAAATAGTGAAATACAACGCCAATATCCTGATAAGGGATAATACAGCAGAAGTACTCG